TAAGTCGGGTGAACATTATACTTCTCCCGATACTCAAAGACCTTACGAACAAAGACGCGGAGGTAATGGAGTTCCAAAAAGTTGATGTCCAAGACCTCCATGATCTGGTCAGCAAAAGGACGATCCAGCAAAATCATCTGACATAGCGTTTCCTGAAAATCCTTGCCAAACTTGCTGAAACTCGGCTTCTGCTTCTTCTCCAAATCACTGTCCCCCGTCTTTCTAATGTAGCCCACCTTGGGTCGTCTGTCAAGCACTTTGCTTACTCTTCTCGATCATGCCACGGAACATCGTAAGCATTTCCGTCCAATTGTAAGAGCCAAAGCCATGACTGACGGATGCCTTCTTAAGACCAGTAGCGTTTAGTTCAAACTGGAAGTTTTCGAGGGCATAATTGATCTTATGACGACCCTGCACCGAAATGCTCGGTGGTGTCAAGTTCATGACCTTGTAATTAGTCTCCACTGTGTCCCAGCCTTCGACAACATTGGAATAAAACTTGACCTTTGCGTTTGTGTCCTCGCAGAACTGCCTTACATCGGCAAGCGTGTGCATCTTGTCTTCGCAAAGAAATGCGAGGCGCTTGGAAATGGTCTTTAGACCTGCGCCCTGGATGCCAACGAGGTTATCGGACTTGTCGCCGGCAATAGCACGGGCAATGACAAAGTTCTCTGGAGAGATGCCATACTCGTCAATGACAGTCTTCTTCGTCCAAGCCTTCTTTTGAATCGGTCGGTAAAGCACAGTCTCTCCGTCAAGAAGTTGTAGGAAGTCCTTATCGGAGGACACAATAACCTTTTGCCAACCCTTATAGCGGGGAGACTGGACGACAGCGGCAATAATGTCGTCTGCCTCAACCTTATCAAGGACAAGCTGGATGATCGGCATTTCGTTCAACATCTCCATAAGGATCTGCTGCTGCCAAACCATGTTTTCCTTCTGGGACTGCTCTGACATGCCCTCAACCTCGTAGTTCTTACGGAGAGGCTTACGGCCCTGCTTATACTCCTTGACGGTCTGACGACGCTTCTGCGAGCCACCAGCACCATCCCAAGCAATAATAACTTGGTCTGGACTTGACTCTCGCATGATCTTCTTCAAAGAGTTTAGAAAACCAACGGCACCACCAACAGGGTTGCCATTAGTAGAGATCATCCCGTTTACAATGTAGTTTCGGATGAATGCGTTGAGCGCGTCAATAACCACCACTCGCTTCTTCTTATTTTCCACTTTCCCTCCAAGTTCTGTCTATAGTTTATAACATTCGATTGTTTGGTCGTCAACGGAGTAGAACACCCTTTTGACGCCGACATGACGAAGAACCTCTTCGCACATAGGACAAGGCTTGGAAAGAAGAAGAGAACCCTTTTTACTGATCCTGACAACATAAATGTCTGAACCTCGGGTCTTGTCTCTCGCAACGCCAAGAATGGCGCCAAGTTCAGCGTGGTGAGTTGCGTGTCCGCAGCCATGAGCCCGAAAACGCTGTGCCCACCTCTGAACCTTGTTTTGGTTTGCTGACCAGTTTAGGACGCTTCCGCCCTTTACCAAGATGGCGCCGTGCCTGTGAAGAGAGTAGGTAGAACCCTCCGCAAGACGACGAGCCAGGTCAACATAGCGCCTATGGCGTCCCTTGATCTTCATACAAGAATGCCCCAACACTCTTATTGTAGTGTGTTGGGGCACCAAAGTCAAGCAGAACCTTTTATGATTCTTCGCCGTCTATGTCGTAAAACTCCTTGGCGTCGACTTCCTTCTTTTCAAAGCGGAGAATGACCTCTTCTTCCATGAGTTGGAAAACTCTTTCTCGGAAAGTGTCGTTGTTCAGCTTTTCCAACCAGTTAGCCGACTGGAACTTTTCGGTTTTTCCATCTGCGTAATGCAAAGTCCACCAAGCGCCGGCATTCGTGAGATGCTTGGAGCTTTTGATAGCCTCAAGCCACGATTCCTCGTCTTGGATTTTAACATCATCCCCGGCCCAAACGATCTTGAATGTGCATTCTCGACCGTCAGATCCGAAACGGGACTTCTTAATCTTCGCCTTTACCTCGGTGCCGACCCGGAAACCCTTGTCATCGTAAATAAAGCTTGACTTGCCTCTGCGGGCAGTTAGCCAGATGCGAAGGGAATAGGCATAAATGGCTGCCTTGCCACCTGGGGTGAAATACGGCTCTAACCTTGCTTCTGCAATGTTTGTGGTAATGTTCGTCTTCAACTGGTTTAGAATAAGAAGTGTGGACTGTGAATTAGCAATAGGGACGGTCAGTTTTGCGAAACCCTTTGACAAAATGCGTGGCTTGACAGCCATGCTTGAAAGCGGGTTGAAATCGCCCTCAATGTCGGTGTTAGAAGGCGTCATAGCCAGAGAGTCCCAAATAAACAACATTCGGTTCTCGTTTCCTGCTAGTAGTTCTTCAATTGTTTCCAAAACAAACTCGACTGACGATGCCTGAATGTAGAGTAGGTTTTCTACATCACATCCGGCATTTGCCAGGAACTCAGGGTCAATGGCTGACTCCGAGTCAAAATAGACGACATCAATGCCCATCTTCTGGGCGTTGCCTGCGATCTGGGCTGCCATGTAGGACTTACCAGAGGCTGAAAGACCGGCGATCTCTGAAATCTTTCCAACTGGAATGCCAGCATACTTTCCACGACAAATGATGGAGTTTAGCCAGCGTGACCCTGTTGGGATCCACTCTTTTACTTCTGTTGGGTTTGACCCACCCAAATCATGGGCAACTGTTATGCCTGCCTTCTTGTTGACGAGCTTTCGCATGTCAGCAATAGAAAGCTTACCTGCCTTTGCCTTTGTCCTCTTTGGCATTATCTCAATGCTCGTGGTTGTCTGTCATAATGTTGTTAGCCTCGCCAAAAGTGTCATCATCAACATTTGGCTCTGCGACAACCTCGATCGTCTCGATGTCGTTTGCAACATCTGCCTCCGTGTTTGCAACCTCGTTTGCGGTTGGCTCCGTGTCAACAAATGTCATGCTTGCGATGCCAGCAAAGATTGCGATGACTGCAACCGAGATAAAAGCAACATTCCTGTTGCTAAAGTTATTTGTGTTTTCTGTCATAGTTCCTCCTAAAAAATGCGGGGCATCTGTAACCCATGCCCCCCTGCGGTTGGTTCAGGACTTAGGTGGCTGAAGAAGCGCCAGTGTCCGCGCTGCCAGTGTCACCTGTCTCACCAGTGGTGCCTGTGGGGACCGTGGTGGGGGGAGTTGTTGGAGGAGTCGTGGTCTCCGTTGGCTCCGTGGTGGTTGTCTCTGAACCGGTGTCGCCACTGTCGTCCTTGTCTGGGTTGCAGCCAAGAAGCAGGAATGCTCCCATCGTGGAAACACATAAGCGACCAAATAGATTACTGAACATGAATGAATTTCTCCTTTTTATGCACTCATCAAGTCATTAAAAGCGCTGTCAACGCTTGAAGTGGTGTTGTTACTGTCGTACTTTACAACATCGTCACCTGCCGAATCCTCGCCAGCAAGCCACTCATCAAGCATAACCTGAATCTCCTGTGGAGTCTTCCGTGGGAAAAGCTCATCGAAGTTAGGAATGTTGTCGAGCAACTCTGCGCATCGGTCGGGGCCGCCAACTGCATCATCGCAGAGAGGGCTTGAACGACGGCGGGGAGTGATACCGGTCTGTGGGAACTGGGCCCCAGGCGGCTTTCCGTAGGTGATAACGAGGTCAGTCCCCGTCTCAACATCGGTAATGTCGCCGTACTCTGGGTTAAGAACAAGCTGAAGAAGCTGCTCATAAGCGCGCTTTCCAAAGCCCCAGATGCGGACACCCTTCTCCTCCTCGCCTCGGACGAGGACAGGAGCAAAGAAACGCTGCTTTGCCATGAGATCCTTAGCCTGCTTGATGCTGCCCTCGTCACCTGCCTGGAAAAGCTGACGAACAAAGTCGTTTAGTGGGTCGTCAATGCCAAAGTTGCGCTTCGGACTTAGGAAACCAGGGTTCTTGCCCAGGTTATAGTGGAACCAAAACTCCTTGAACGGATCGCCGTCAGGGGTTGGAACGATTCGGATGGTCTGCTCACCATCCTCGGGGCGCCAGAAAGGTGACTCCTTCTTGCCCTTGTTGTGAAGTGCGTCAAGCTTTGCACGCATCTTGTCTAGATTGATACCCATTTTATTTTCTCCTGTTTAGATGGTTAAAGAAAGGCCGGCAAATGTCCCAGCCCTACTGGTTCTGTATCATTGGACTGTGGATCAAAAGGTATCCGTAGTCCGTCTCGTAGTTAGTAGGAAAAACACCATAGGAAACTGTCTTTGTTTCATCGGTGATCTTTCCTGTCATTTGTGAAACGATGGTCTTGTGTAAAGAGCCATCCTCTCGCAACCTCTTGTTCCCTACACAATAAATGTAGCATGCTTCCCGTGCGTTGTCAAGCGAAAAGAATAACTTTTCTTCGTCCTTTTCGAAGTCATAAATCCCAACTGTTGAGATTCGGCGGGTTTCTCCTGGTTCTTCTAACCCGCCCATGACTGGTTCTTGGTTCTTGCACACATTTATCATGTGGAGTGTTGAAACGATAACCTCGTTCAACTTGTCATAATAGCCGATGATCGGAACTTCGCCGAT